TAATATTACCGGATGGCCGTTTTTTCTTTAGGCGGCCAATGAGAAGGAGACACGTAGAGGAGATAGATATTGCGTAGTGGGCCCCACATGTCTTGAAGGGTGCTAGTGGGGTTCTTATTGTTTTTTAAATACTTAGCCCCCAAGTTTGTATTTTTATGGCGGATAAATTCTGTAATTACCTAGATAAAAGACAAGTGGAGCCTGCGGAGTTACTGCCCTTAATTACCAGGTGGATCGTTGAGAAGGGTTCTGCTCAGCAGTTCATTGATTGGATCAATGGATTACAGCGGGAGGAAAAGGAGATATTCAGGGCCCTCAACGCCTGTTCAGATAGCAAAGAGGATGATGACGATCCGGAAGAGGTTCAACTCAGGGTCGGTCCGTCGAGCTCTGTTCCAAAGCCCATATTACAGGCCCAATCTGATGGGCTTCAGGAGGAGGTCCAAATCCATATTTCCTGACAAGGGCTATCATGATGACGAGGACCATTGGGGTGATTTCTCCAGCTCTGCTGGTGTTACTAATTATGTCTCTATGCCCTATTTGGGCCAGGCCAAGAATCAGAGGCATACTAACAAGATCAAGATATGGTCTATATCTGCAAATGGGGCCTTACATATCAAGACCGCTGGGGCTAATCCAGACACTATTATTGCAACTGTGTTCCTTATGTGGGCTCATAATCCCAATGGTGGTTCTAACCCTCCTGCCTTTAATGATGTATTTACTACTAGTACGAACATGGATGACCAGCACAATCCTTCTTGTGCCAAGATCAAGCATCCTATGCTTGCCTATTATAAGTGTCTTGCTAGGAAGCACATTGTTCTGATCCCTTACACCAATTATTGTGCAGGAGAAAACCGTGCTCTTTTTAATATTAATATTAAGTTTAGGGGTAGGAATGCCAAGTACGTAGAGTTTGGGGAGTCCTCCAGTGGTGGATCATATTCAGACATTAAGTCTGGTGGTCTTTTTTATTATGTCAGGTATTATAGTCCTGATCCTGCTGCTAGATTGGAGGGAGACTGGAATTGTAGGGTAATATATTATCATTAATAAATGTTGAACATTACAATATTTCTTTGCTCCTCAATGTTTACAATCCATAAACATTTTGCAATTAATTTATTAATTGCTCTAATCATAAGGTTAATTGAAATTACACCGCAAGAATCTAAGAAAGACATTAAATGAAACCTAATCCTATGTTCTAAAGATTTCTTCCCAAAGCTCTTCAAGGTCGTCCAGATCTTGAATGTTATCCAGCATTTGTGAAGTCCCAGTGCTTTCCTCAGGTTGTGGTTGAACTTGACTGTGACCTGGAATCCTTTGTTGAATGTTGGGAAGATGTCCCAATCCTTGTCTATGTTGACATTGATTGGGTTCTTCAGTTCGTCGAACCATATCCCGGAATTGGCCTGGTGTGCAGTGATTGTATCCCCTGTGCGAGAATCCATGTTCGCAGTCTGGGTGTCTGTATATGATGCACTGACACGGACAGTTTATCCGCTTTCTTCTCTTGGGTGCTTTGGCCTTTTTATGTATGAGTTTCTGTGGAGGAATTTGAATTTGAACTGAAGAGGGGGGAGGTGAGCTGTACGAAGACCGCATTTTTAATTGTCCAGTTTTTCAGGCCCTCGTTTTCCTCTTTATCAAGATATTGTTGATAAGAGGACCCCACCCCTGGATTGCAGAGCACGATTGTGGAGATGCTGCCTTTAATTTGAATTGGTTTTCCATACTTTAAGTTGGATTGCCAATCAGACTGGGCCCCAATAAATTCTTTCCAGTGCTTTAGGTATTGCGGATTGACGTCATCAATGATGTTGTACTCAGCATCATTGGAAAACACTTTACTGTTGAGATCAATGTGCCCGGCAAGGTAGTTGTGCTTGCCCAGCGATCTTGCCCACATAGTCTTCCCTGTTCTTGAGTCACCTTCTATTATAATACTATTATATCTTAATGGCCGCGCAGCGGCACTAACTCCAAAATATCCATCAGCCCACTCTTGCATCTCTTCTGGAACATTATTGAATGAAGAGAGGGGAAACGGAGGAGTCCATAAAGGGATCTCTGGAGCAAAAATCCTATCTAAATTACTGCTTAAATTATGAAATTGTAAAACATAATCCTTAGGGGCTAATTCCCTTATGACTCTAAGAGCCTCTGACTTACTGCCTGTGTTAATTGCTGAGGCGTAAGCGTCGTTGGCTGATTGTTGACCTCCCCTTGCTGATCGGCCGTCGATCTGGAATTCTCCCCAGTCGGCGAATTGACCGTCCTTCTCGATATAGTTCTTGACGTCAGAGCTTGATTTAGCTCCCTGAATGTTGCAATGGAAATGTGCTGACCTGCTTGGGGATATGAGGTCGAAGAATCTTGGATTCGTGCGCTTGTATTTCCCCTCGAATTGCACCAGGGCATGCAAGTGAGGAGACCCATCCTCGTGCTGTTCTTGACACACCCTGATGAATTTCTTATTAACTGGGGTTTGTAGGTATTTTAGTTGGGAAAGTGTTTCGTCGATTGATAATGAGCATTGGGGATAAGTGAGGAAATAGTTTTTGGCATATATTTGGAAACGTTTGGGAGGAGCCATGTTTTACAAAATTGCCCTTGGGTACCAATTGAGCCGCTCTCATAACTCTCTAGGTATCGGTATATCGGTAACCAATTTATATGAGAGCCTCTAATCTCAAATAGATATCATCAGCACACGTGGCGGCCATCCGTA